CCGTGGTACGTGATCGGGTAGTCAACGCCCGGAGAGTCAGCACTGACTCCCCACCCGAAGAGGTAGCGACCATCCTTCGTGCGGAACTTCTTCAGGATCTGGCTGATGATCTGAGCCTCAACCACGGGCATCCGGCTCGGCCATGCGTTCGCACCGATGCTGTTGGACCAGCAGTCGATGGCGTAGCCAGCATGGTCACTGATGCCTGATCCCATCCGGGGGGCACGGTACGCGTACGACCACGTGTTCGTGGTGTGCAACTGGCTGACCTGATCAAGGTAGACACCCAGACGCAGGAACAGGGGCAGGTAGCACTTGCGGGTACGCAGGCTGACCGTGCGTCCGGGGATCTTGGCAGACCGCAGATACAGCGGAGCAAGAACAGGGGTGATGGCCAGATGGCCCGAGAGTGTCTTAGCCATTACTTGACCTCCAGAATGGTGGGTGCCCCGACCTTGCCGAACGGGGATGAACCGAGAGACCAGAGGACTGACAGGGCAGCGCCTCCGGCAGCGAAGCCACCGACGGTGACCCAGTTGGTCGTCAGAGCATTGATCTGCTCCGCGCCAATAGAGAGGATGGCGGCTGATGCCGCGCCCCTCACCGCCAGTTCGGCGGTCGCCTTCCAGAACTCAACGGTCCACATGAACATTCACTCGCCCTCTGCTGGGTAGGAGGCGATCCGCTTGATCGCCGCCAACTCGTACCTGATCTCTTGATGCTGCAAGTCTCGCCTGTGCTCGTTCTCCCCGAGTTCAAAGGCAAGAGCGTCAACCTTCTTGTTGACATCGTTGAGCGACTGGCCGCCATTGGTGTCCGTCTTGATCTGCTTGGTCGACAGGACAATCGTGGCGATGATCTTCTTCTCCAGCCGATGGGAAGTCCACCGGGAGAGAGTGATGAACACGGTCAGTACCGCGACCACCGCCAGAAGAATGTCCAGCCAATCGTGTATTTCGGTCACGACTACACGTAGGTGTAGGCAGAAGCCTTCGTCTGTGAGGTGCCGTCTGTCTGAGTAATCACGAGAGACTTGGCACCCGCAGTTCCGGCGGGCGTCACGATGGACAGCGAAGTGGCAGACACCCACGTATATACACATGCGTTGCCAGCCAGTTCAACTTTTGCAATCTTGTAGAAATTGGTCCCGGCGATGGTGACCGTGGTCCCACCAGCCGTAGTCCCCGAGGTGGGGGAGAGGACACCGATAGTTCCCATGGCTGCTGGCTCGCTCAGATCGGACGCCAGACGAGGACCATTAGGGTAACGGGTGTCGGCCTCCCATGGCCGCATCCTGCTTGCACTTGACATATCAGTCTCCTATTGCGCTCGTCGGCCTGCACTGAGTGATGTAGAGCCAAGACCCGACGAACCGCCGAACCTTGCCCGCTCCTGAGAAGCGAGAACCTTCTTCTTGTTCGTGATGTCAGCCGCACCCGTCAGGCCGAACTGCTCCTGAACGAGTTCGTTGGCATCACCTGTGGTGTCGGACAGTTTCGCCAACCGCTCATAGAGCGGGGTGTCCGTGGCTACAGCATTGAATCCCTGAGTCGCCTGCTGGTACGCAGTGTTCGCGTAGGTGGAGGACATGAGGTTGGCTACCTCATCGCGGATCGAACCGCTGATCCCAACGCCAGCGTTGATGGCAGCGCCACCCACCTCTGCGCGGCTCATGTTCTTCTTGACTTCCTTGTCCAGATAGTCCAGCGTCCGGGTGGGATCCAGAACGTATGACGCCATCTGGGCGTCGGACATCCCGTAGATGTCGCGGAGTTGCTGCTTCACCGAGGCGTTACCGTCGTAGTTGATGTAGGACAGGGCGTCATCCAGACGAGCACCTACCTCGCGCACGCTGACATCCTTGGCGATCAGGGTGGTGAAGTCGGAGGTCTGATCGAACAGGCCTGCTGGCATGTTACGATTCATCATCGCCGTCTTGTAGCCCTGCTCCATTTCGATGTACGTGGCCGGGGACAACTCAGCCAGACCAGACTTGGCCCGGTCAGCATTCGCAGCGAAGCGTGCGTTGTAGGCGTCCCTGTACTCGGCATCGTTCTTCGTCATCACCCACACGGCATCACCCGTGTATCCCATGCGAACGTACTTCTCCATCGCCCCCACGAGTGCACCCATGCCATTGGACCCCATGAAGTCGCGCATCTGCGCGATCATGCTGGTCTTCTGCCACTCCAGTGGATCGACCGTCACCGTCGTCGTGGTGTTGGTGTTGTTGACGACGGGGGCAGGAGCAGCGGCAGCGACAGGATCAGCGTACGGACGAGGGGTCACCTGAGCATTGCCACCCGGCACGTTCGTCGCCGTACCACCAACGTACTGCCCGCCACCAGCGGGAGTCCATGTCCCTGTGTTCGGCCCAGCCTTCGGCGTGTTCGGATCGTAGTACCCAGTCAGTGGGTTGTAAGCCATCGCTCCTACTTCCAGAATCCGAAGTCCTTGAGCATCTGCATGCTCGCATCACCAAGTTCCTTCTGACCCGTCTGCGTCTTGTCCCAGCGGGGATCCTTACGCAATCCCTGCTCGAACTCCCAGAGAGTTTTCTGCCGTGGCTGTCCTGTACCCGCATCGATGTAGGTCAGGGCGTTCTTGATCTCCGGGGTCTTCAGATCAATCTGGTCGGGGTCTGTCTCCCAGACGTTTGCCATGGTCTGGATGTACGACGAGGCCAGATCCTTGACCGAGACCGTGTCATTGATCTTGTCTCCCATCCCCGACCACGTGGACTTCGCGTTCGCGATGATCATGTTCTTGATGTCGGTCTCCGTGATCTTGCCAAGGGCCAACTGCTTCACCTTGTCCACGTACCACTTGTCCGTCATCTGCACGCCGTAGTCGTCAGACAGCACACGGATCTGCGCGACATCGACACCAGCCTGACCCTTAAGATCTTCGGCTGAACCGTTGATGTTCTCGGTCAGGTGCTGAGTCAGGAGCATCCCACGCCCCGGCTTGTCCCAGCCATCGAAGATGAACTTCGTGGTCAGGGCTGCCTTGTCCTCAGGGGTGAGGACCGCGCCGATCTTGTCGGCCTCAGCCTGCACCGCAAGAGCGGCAGTCTTCTGCCGTGCAGTCCAGTCGGCTCCACCCGTCTTCTGCTGCACCCACGCCTCGCGTGCGTACTCAGCATTCTTGGCGAACCACTGCGTATCCTGAACCTTGACCTTGACCTGATCGGCGGTCCACTGCTCCTTGGACGCGAGGATGAAGAGATCCTTCAGTTCCTTCGTGCCACCGAGGATGCGCCATGCCATGCCGTACCGTGACGCCATCTCCTGAGGAGACAGAGGATCGGGAGCAAGCGGTGCATCCGGGCGGTTGTCGATGCCCGTCTGGTCGCCCGTCTGGATGTTCGTGTTCAGCGCACCCGTGGTGTAGTCAGTGTTGGACACGGACTTCAGGGGAGCGGTACGCCCTTGGAAGTACGGGGTGGCCCAGCCCTGATAGTTCATGCCCGCCTGCGACAGCAGCATCTGGGTGGGCCTACCATTGTTCACGTGGGTCGTGGTGATGACTGGCTGACCAGCCTTCGTGTACGACGTAACGATGGCGACGTGTCCAGCAGGAGCACCCGTCTTCCAGAAGACAAGGGCACCAACGGGTGGCTTGTTGTCACCCGGATGCCGGTACTCCTGCGGGGTCAGTGCCCAGTGGGTCAGGGCAGTCTCGTATCCCGAGTGCGCCTGACCGTAGGCGTTAGCCACATAGCGGTCGCACAGTCCGGGGTAGGTCTTACCCGAGAGGGACTGCCCCGCCCACGAGACAGCGGAGTTCTGATCTAGCGTGTCAGCCATCGTTACACCGGAGCCTTAATCGCCTGAAGGAATGCGTCCATGTAGGTGGTTGCTGCCGTGTACTCAGCGGAACCCTCTTGTGCCTTGGCCCAGTCATCAGCGAACTGCTGCGCATTAGTGCCCCCACCTGTCACGTCGTTCGTGGTGGTGGCTGAGGCAACCTGCTTGCCCGACATCTGCTGGTTGCTGGTCTCTGTCGTGCTGGATCCCGTCTGGGGATTCATCTTCTCGTGAGCCTGCAGTGCGGCGTAGAAGTCGCTGACCTCCTGAGGATTCGCCGCCCGTCCAAGGTGCTGGGTGAGTGCAGTGTTGACCAGACCCTTGGCGGTATCAGGATTGGACAGGTCAACCCGAGTTGTCGTGTTGGTTGAGGTCCCACCGAGGCTACCGTTGAGTCCCGGATCTGCCTTCTTCTTGTCCACGCCGATCATGCCAGCGCTGGGATCACGCACCCACTCAATGAACGACTGCTTCGCACCAGAGTTCGTGTACATCTGCATCGCCATGTTCGTGGCATCGATGACCGACCCCACATTGCGTGCGTACTGCATGTCGTACAGTGCGCCCTTCTCGTACAGCGCCTGCGTGTACTCCTGCCATGCAGCAGGGTTACCCGTCATGCCGTAGACGTACTTGAGCACATCCTTCTGCTCAACCACGTTCTTGCTCGGCTGACGGTTAGCCCATGCACTGGCTGAACCGATGGCCTCGTATCCACCATTCGGTTCGTAACTGCTCAACCAGATGGGCGGTGGCTTCTCCTTGCCCGTAGCAGGATCCGTGGTGGCGCTTCCCGCGTTCGCACGAGCCGCATTTACTGCAGCCTTGGCATCCTCAAGCGCACCCATCAGATCTCCCTGAAGTCATCGTCTGCGAGATAGCGGTCATAGAAATCCGCGAACCCGATGTCACTGTTGCGAAGTTTCGCGGCTGCTTCCCACGCGATGTTGTTCAGTGTGCCCTTGAGATCGTTGTCGTTCGTGGCTGCACGCTCATGCGACACCATGTCCCGAACACCCAAGTACTCACGGAGAGCAGAGATCGTCGTGTCCTCTCCCACCAGCCCAGCGTTCTGGGTGAGCAGGCGAGCACCGAGAATGAAGGTCGGTGTCATGTTCAGGTAGGCAACCTTCTCCTCGCCCCATGCGGGGTACTTGCCAGAGAGAGTCTTCTTCGTGTCATCCAGTACAGCCTTGAACTGCTCGGCACCCGGGGCGTTGACAGACTTGAAGCCAGCCTTCTCCACCTCAGAGGTGACCAACTGCTGAACCTGATTCCATTCGTTCCAGCCATCAGCGATCTGGTTGTTGCGGTTCAACTGCTGAGGCGTCATCGTGTGACGTGCCGTGTTGTTGTCGTTGCCCACATGCAGACGACGCAGTTCGCCGTACACGCTGTAGGAGAAGGGGTCATCGAACGAACCCATGTTGCCGAACATGCCCACCAGTTCGGGGTCGATGTTCGCCAGCCTCTCAACGAGGTCAGGGTTGCCGTTGATCTTCTTCCACGTGGACTGGTTCGGCTGCAGTCCGTACTCATTCATCGAACCGGAGCGGGTTACCGCGAGGTACGCGCTGCTGTCGATGAACTTCGTGTCGAACTTGTCAAGGAACGCCTTCGTCTTCTGGTCATACGACAGGGACTCGTCATCCAGCAGCGTCTGCCAGTACGCACGCTGTGGCGCGTACTTGGACTGGTATCCGACCGAGGCAGTGAACCCTACGGCTGCCTGCCCGATGCTCCAGTCCCAGAACTTGTTGACCCTGTCGTTGATCTTCTTCATATCAGCGTCAGTCAGCGTCTTGCCCGAGATCTGCGCATCGATGTACGCGTCCTCAACCATGGTGTTGGTCAGGGTCAGGTACGCCCCATCCTCTGACGTGTTCTTGAACACCACGCCCTCAACGCGCTTGATGATCGTCGGCGTCCACAGGTCGGGGATGTCCACGTTCGGATCCCCACCGGGCACGATGTTGTTGAACATCTCCGGGGATGTGTTCGCCCTGATGATGTCAGCCAGTTCGGGGCGATGGCGAAGCACGAGAACCGTTGCCGTCTGGGCCATCGGACCCACACCCGGCCACCACCACTCGGCACCCGGAAGGATGACGTTGTATCCCGCCTGCCTGAAGTTCGTCAGGTCGCCGGGGTTCAGGAACGGGGTATCGGGCAGATGATTGATCAGCCACTCTTGGTACTTCTGCGGCATGATGACCTTGTGGCCGTCATCCTTGAACATGTTCGAGGTCTCAACCTTGTTGCCGTCCTTGTCGTACACCCAGCCAAGACTGTTCGGTACGTTCCACAGCAGGTTGCCGTAGCCCAGAACCGCAGGGTTCTGGTACACGATGCGACCCCATGTACGGATGGCATTCTCGAAGGCAGGGAAGAACGGGGCAACCCAGCGCAGCAGTTGCGCTGCATTGGACAGGCGCTCAATGGTGTACATCGTGGACTTCGTCGCACGAAGCGCATCCTGATGAGCCGCCTTGTTGATGCGTGCCTTCACCGTGCCCGATGAGATGTCCTGACCCTGCGCCTTGGCAAGGTTGTACAACTCCTTCTGGCGCTGCGTGTACACCCCGTTGTAGAACGGGTGACGCACAAGGGCAGTCTCCGGGAAGGATCCGATGCCCACCATGATCTTGTTAGCGACACCGCGAACGCCGTCATGCGCACGGGTGGCTAGGTTCGGGATGATGTCTGTCACATCGCGAACAGGGATGGCCGGGGGAGTGCGCTTGATGCCATAGGCAGCCGCAACCTCAGCAGGAGTGACCGATCCACTGGCCAACTTGGCACGAAGGCCTGTCTCCTCGGGCAGTTCCTTCTCGAACTGATGCCAGAGTTCGCTCAGGTACTTCTCAATCCCTGCCTCGCTCGCCCTGCCCTTGATGTCAAGGACATGGCCACCACGCGTGGTCATTGACTGACGGTAGTGCCCGCCCGCCGGGGACATGAGCCAACGCTTCGTGTTCTCCACGATCACGCCAGCGTCCGTGCCCTCCTGAGCCAGCCATGACTGGATGATTGAGTCATGCCGCCAGACACCATTGAGTCTGATCGTGTACTCATCCCAGTACTGCTGTGCCTCACCCGGCTTCATCGTCTTCGGGTCCATGGCACGGTAGAGATTGCCCTGATCCTGCGCTGCCTTGCGTGCCTCGAACGAGTTATCGAACGTCGTCCGTGCCGTACGGTCAGCCGATGACAGAAGGGCAGCAATGTCGCCCTCGGGTCCTTGGAACGCACCCTGCATCTCAGCGCCATCGTCCATCGTGTTGGTCTGGTGACCACCACGCACACGCTTGGCATCCTTGGCACGCAGTTTCGTTACAGTGTCATCGATCTCAGCCGTGAGGCGTTCGATCTCACTCTGCAACTGGACGTACCGCTCGGACCCAGACCATGTACCCGCTGTGTACTTCCCCTTGGACAGGTCATCTACTGCCTTACGCAGTTCATCCCGTGCCAGAGTGACGTTGTCGTATGCATGGATGAGTGCCTTCTCCTGATGACGAAGGCTGCCACGCAGGCGACGGGAACCACCCCAGTAGACCATGTTCGCGGGAAGGCGAAGCATGGCTGAAGGGTTAGCAGCCACTGTACCCATGGTTGCCAACGAACGAAGGAAGCCTTCGGTCACGTTACGCTCGGTGTAGCCGAGGCGAAGCAGGACCGACAGTTTCCACCACGTGTTCACCGTGTCGGCGAACAGGGTGACATCCTCAATGCCCTGCATCCACCCGGCATTCTGATGGGTGACCTTGTCGAAGACCGACTGATCCATCATCGGGAAGGCTTCATCAAGTTCTGTGTACAGCCCCGGAGTCGTGACCAGAGAGTTCGAGTCGTCAACAGCGAAGCCGTTCTTGCCCGCACGCATGGTGGCGAGGTGACGACCACGGCTCTTGGTGTACGTGTCGTACAGGAACTTCGCCGTGTCTACGCTGATGCCGTGATCGTGCGCAATGGCGACAGCCTCAGCCTCTTCCATCGACTCAACCACAGCCTTACGGGCGGTGGGAGTGGGTGCCTGAACGTAGGCGGCATACATCGCTACGCGCTGATCAGACTGGATCTTGGACTTGCCAAGGAATGCCTTGATCTCATCCAGAGATGTGTCGCCATCGCCACCCTTCAGGTGGACGACACCGGACGGTGTGCCCTGCCCGAACCAGCGCAGGACGCGGATGGGACGTGATCCTGCCGAGTGCTCCAGCGTGGTAGCAACCCACTGGGACTTCGCGAACACCGGACCTTCGTGGGTGATGATCGGACCCTGATGGATGGCACCGAACTGCACATCAGCCGCACCCTTGCGGTATGCGTTGGCTGCATGAGCCATGGAGGCAGACACACGGTTGCCACCACGGGTGATCAACTGGCCAGCGGCCATGGTCTCGGGGGCTGCATCTGCTGCAGCAGCCGGGACATCCACGCCCTTCTTGCCCACAGTCTCCACTGCATCGCCCACGTTGCGGGCTACATCAGTGGCAGCGTTGTCAGCAGAGCCAATGGCCCTGTTAGTGGGGCCAATGGCTGTACGTCCCTGCTCTGCCCACACGCGATCCAGCAGGGCAAGGGCGTCATCAACCAGACGCGTGCCGTACTGCACCTGATCGGCTGACATCCCAGCCACACCGGGCAGTTTCTCCAGAGGATCGACACCCATGCCGTTAGACATCTGGTCGTACAGGGAGACACTGCGTGCACGTAGGGATGCCCATCCTGCGGCATCACCGGCCCCAGCCTTGGCAAGAGCCGCACCTGTAGCCAGATCCTCGGGGTCAACCTGTGCCGCGAGGCGCAGAAGCAGCGGCTTGTTGGGGGAACTGCGCACCAGAGGGTTGTTGTCCAACTGGTCGGCACGCTTCGAGATGAGATCCTGCACGTGCTCAATCGCAGGAGTCCACTTGCCTTCCTTGCCACCCGTGGCTGCGTACTGCACACCCTTATCGATGCGGTCAGACCACGAGCGAACCTGAGTCACTGTGCGCAAAGCCTGATCAGACAGGCCGCCGAACTGCCCCAGTCTCGTACCCGTACGCACGACAGAGGTCAACTTGCCACCCACGATGGTGGGATCAGCGAACACGTCCCACAATGCATCGGGTATACCCGAGGCAATCTTGCCGTAGACGCTGTCCTCGAAGGCGGCCTTGTGCTGCTTGTCGTCAAGGATGTTGAAGTTCTGCTTGTTCATCGGGTTCGACGGATCATTCAGCGTAGCGAACGAACCACCCGCACCGATGGGGTTGATGAGCATGCCAATGGCCCCACCAAGGAAGCCATAGTTGGCGACCAACTGGGCATTGGATGCGGCAGCGGCCTGACCGTAGGACACCTTGTAGGTTTCGTCCCATCCAAGGGTATCGATACCACCGGGTACGACGGACATCATCCATGCACCGACATGGTCCATCTGCTCGGAGCCCCATGTCATGGCATTGACAGCAGCCTCGGCCCCCGTTAGGGGCACATTTACCATGGCACCGATGGTCTGCTTGTAGCCGGGGACAGCATCCAGCCAGCCGGATGTTCCACGAGCGAGTCCACCCATGTCGTCCGGGGTGGCGTTGTCCAGCAGATCGATGACGGGACCGAAGAATCCGGGGGTGTCCTCTTCGGATCCAGCAACGGGACGGTCAGGTCGTGCGACCTCAGGGAAGAGGGGGCGCTTGACGCCATCGGATCCCTTGACAATGGCAAAGGAATCGCCGCCTACAGGGGTAGGTGATCCACCCGTGGTTGCGGGTGCACCTGTGGCTGAGGGTGTGGCGGTGGGGGTGGCAACAGGATCCGGGGCGATCTGCTTGGTGGAGAAGTAGGAATCAAGAGCAGACCCGCCCTTGTCGTCAGGCACTCTGTTCCTTTCTTCCATCAGGTGTCGGGTAGAACCTGCTGAAACCCTTGGTCTCAGGGTGGTCACCCGTGGTAGCAGTCTCGTTCGGGATCGGAACGGATCCGATCTTCTTGGGCTGTGGCGGTGCGGGCATGGGGAATGAGTCAGCCATGCTCAGGGCACCACCGGGCTTGATCGCGCCGGTCATCCATTGCTTCGCCTTGTCAAGGAACGAGTCGCGTGCCTCTGCTGTGGCCCATCCATGCAGGCCCAGCCCCCACACGAGGCCCACGTTCTGGTATCCGAAGCGGTGGACCACGGCAGCGATGTCCTCCTCAAGCGGGGGCATCAGCGTGCCTGTAGGTTGCGCAACTCACGTACGAACTGGACGAAACCCATAGGTGCATCCTTACGTGCGGCACTGCGCATCAGATCGGGCAGAAAACCAGCCAGTTGCTGGGCGTCTGCCTTGTACGTGTCGGTGGGATCGACGGCCTGTACCGGATCCTCCGGGCCTGCTCCGGGACCGCTGGCTATGCCAGACGTAACTGGTTCTTCGGGCCTCTGAGTGGGTTCAAACAGCCCCGTAGGTGGGCTGGGCGCAGGTCCGGGATCCGCTGCCATGGGTGCTGCTGACTGCTGCTCACGAAATGCCTTCTGCTCTCCATAGGCTGCGTCCGGTAGGGCACGCATGGGTTGACGATCTGCTGGTCCACCATCGGTACGCTGGCTGAGAGCGCCGGGGAGGCCAACGGGTGCCGGATTACTCGGCTGTGTCGTCGGCATCTAGTTCTCCTAGCATCTCTTCGAGTTCTTCGACCGTGGTGTCTTCACCAAGCGGGATCCACTGGTTGTCCGGGGAGATCCCGAAGTCGTGGGCCAGTTGGACAGCCTCTACCAGTCCTACGCGTACGCGGTTGAGCATGTCGTTAGCGACATCGGGGGAATAGTTCAGTCCCTCAACGATGAACGTCGAATCGATGATCCCGATACTCACTTGGCACACGATCCGGTTCGACATGACTCTCCCAAAGATGGTGGTTGGTGAGGGGGCGGCTCAAACACGCCCCCTCACCGTTGCACTACGCGACCTTGTTGCTCTTGTTCGCCGGAAGAGTCGCCCGACGACCGGGAATGACCACATCCGTGGTTCCTGCTCCACCACCCGTGGGGAGTCCCGAGTTGATCGGGGCCACGGCTGCCTTCTGCTTGCCCTGAGGGGCTGCACCTGATGCCATTTGTTTACCTCCCCTCAGATGGCTTGCTGTCGCATGGATCGAACGCTCGTAGATGAGCGTCCGTCGCCACCAAGTTGTGAGAGCAACTGCATCATCGATGGTTGCGCTTGCGGTGACTGTGGTAAAGACCCGCCAGCCGGTGGCTGCTCTGGTCCACTCATGGGGTCCTGCGGCTGTGCCGCTTCCTGAGCAGGGCTCACCGCGCTGGCGGGTGGTTCGGGGGGAGCGAAGGCTGTGGAGATCGCCTTCTCAATGGGGGTGCCCTTCTTGCGGGCATCGATCAGTAGGCCGAGGGTACGGATGGCCTGTGATGGGTCACCGCCCTGTGCGGCGATGCCGGGGATGGATTGCGCGTAGGCCTCAGCCGCCTGAAGGGCGACATCCCGCAACTTCTCAATGTCGATGATCTGCTCTTCTTGTGCAACGTCCATGTTGATGGGGAGATTACGACGCATGAAGGACTTGCTGAAGAGACCAGCGCCCAAGCCTTGCAGTCCCCACACCAGTGCGCGGTTCGGATCAAGGCCAGCCATGACGCCATACTCGTAATTGACTGCATACGATCCCTTGATGTCCTTGGCCGGGGTGTAACGCATCTGGTAGGGCGTGCCGTTGGTGACCGAGGAGATCTCCTTGGTCTCGTTCGGCCACAACTTCTCGTCCATCTCCAGCGCCATGCTGAGAGCATCGGCCAGTGCCTCACCGATGATCATCTGGCTGGTCTTGACGCGGGCATCGAAGCCCGACATCAGCGCCTGCACTCCACGACCCGTGACAACGCTCGCATCGGTGGAACCGTTGCGCTCGTTCGGGTAACGGGAGCCGAACTTGATCTCCGCATCCAGCATCTGATTCTCAATCAGCGCCGACTGCGGCAAGTCAAGACCCACCCGCCTGATCTTCTCGGGCGTGGATGAACGGAGGATCGAATCTGGACCAAACGCGATCTCTTGCACATCCTGAGGCAGCGCAATCGGGGCTTCGACAGCCTTCTGCGTTGCGTCAAGGGAAAGCAGGGCGAGTTTCGCTCGGGCTGCGAAGACCCACAGCACATCATCGAACGAGCCACGCGCCGCACCGTCCACGGTGGGTCGTTGAGCGACCGCCACTGGTACACGACTCAGCGGGTTCGCAATCTCACTGAGAACCAGACCTCGGTTCTCACCGTTCAGCACCACCAGTTGGGTGGAGTCCTTGTCGTGCCAGCGTGCCACCTCAACAATGGTGTCCTTCTCGCCGCGCATCATCGCGTTGTCGGACAGGAAGTACCCGGCGTACTCAGGGAAGAGGTGCGCCAGTTCCGATGACTTGCGGGTGAAGATCTTGGTGTAGCCGCTGACAGTATTCCAGCGGTCACGGTCGTAGTACGCGCCGATGGGATCGTCCAGCGTGATGTGGGGACGCTTCTCGTCGTAGTTCGGCTCAACCCGCACGGGCAGGAAGCCGTAGGTGGAGAAGCGGTCAGCGCCCTGCGTCAGATGGGAGCCCAGACGACTGGCCCACACGTACCAGTTGAGGATCTTGGTTGATCGGTCGGCCTTCTTGCGGCTGGAATCCTCAATGACGGAGTCACCCGAGGCAGAGAAGGTGGGAAGGACACCGACCTGTTCGGCAACGTCCGAAGCGACAACGTCGATGGTGTTCGCAATAACTGGACGCGGCCAGTCGGAAGGGAAAAGATCACGGAATAGGATGTGTGCATAGCCGGTCCTCACCAGTTTGACGGCAGACATGCGGGAGTCCCGGTCGGCGTCACGCTGCTTGAGCGACAGGATCATGTTGACCCGTGCCCCATCGAAGTTCGCCACTAGAATCCCTCTGCTTGTTTGTACTCGGCCAAGTACTCGTCAATGTTGATCACGCGGCGCTTGGTGATGTCCCTCGGCGAGGTCATCGCGGTCTTGATATGCGACTGCCGGAAGGCACCCCACGTGTCCCGCTCGTTCACGGCGAGGGTTGCGAACCACAGGGCCATCACGGTGTCGGTCTTCAACTTCTTGTTCATGCCGGGGAACCATGTGACCAGTTGCTCTACCAGAGCCTTCATCGCCTCGGAGTGCTGAGACCCCGGAAGTTCGATCATGTTGCTCTTGGATTCCCAGCCCTTGAACTGGCCCGCCATCGCCGCCACACCGAAGTCGGGGTCATGCTTGTTGACACCCGTGAAGTGCGGCCTGATCACGCAGTTGTTCGCGGAGGCGAACTGGTTGATCTCCCGGTCAGAGGAGAGGAAGCCTTGGAAGGCGTTCTTCTCAATCCTGAACTCGGTCAGTTTGTACTTGACGATCCAGCCCTTGATCAGGTCACGCATCTCGTCGGAGGATGTGCCCGCCTTGTTGTACACGTCCAGCACGTAGCGCTGGTGGGTGTGCGGATCCAGTGCCATCGCCACGGCAGCGGTGAAGCCCGAGGTCGCAGGGTCCAGACCGGCGACCGTGATCAGCCCCTCCATGCCCTTGCCCTCGCGGCAGGCGTTCATGTTGTGGGGGATCATGCCCGTCAGTCGGGCACCATTCATGCAGCCCTTCACGTCCTCCACGGCGAAGACCGTGGTGTCGGAGGACTGCTGCTGCTGGTAGACCATCGCCCATGAACGGGGCGACATGCGTCCCCGCTTCTTCAGCAGGCGCTTGCCGTCCCATTTGGGGAACAGGCCATCCTCGTCAGCGACAGCGGAGCGGTCGCCCGCCTCCGGCTGGTTGGATCGTGGCCACAGGCAGACCCACTGGTCCGGGTCCTCCGCGAAGTCCAGCACGGCGGGCATCGCCAGATACGTCCACGGGCTGACCTCGTCCGGGTAGCGCTTCGGGTCGCGGATCTCCGAGTACAGGTCGCGGCTGGACAGCCGGGTCCCGACGATCAGCATGCGACCACGGTGGCTCAGGCGGGACAGCAGTTCGGCTTGGATCCAGTCGATCTGCTGGTCGAACATGTGGGCGTTGGACAGGTCGACGCAGTCGTCCAGAATGATCAGATCGGCGCGTGCGCCGTACACATGCGAGCCGATGCCCAGAGCCTCAACGGTGGGATCCTTCTCACCTGAGTCCCTGATGTCATCGGAGATGTAGATCTTGTCGGCGTTCCATGCCTCGGAGTTGTAGTCATAGCCACCCTGCGGTCCGTAGGCGTGCTGGAAGTCCTCGTACTTGGGATGCGTCAGACGCGTCTTGATCGCGTACAGCATCTTGCGGGCCATCGCCTGAGACTTCGACACGATGATGATCCGGGCGTTCGGGTCCATGGCGATCTCGTGGACGCTCATGTTGATCGTGATGCCCATGGTCTTGGCGTGCTCCGGGGGCATGTTCACCAGAACGAGATCCTTCTCGCCCCGCTCGAACGTCATCGCCGGATGGAGCCAACTGGGGTCATCGCCGTTCAGGAGGTCTACCACGTTCTGGGTGTGACCGAAGACCTGAGCATCCATGTACTGGTGGGACCATGCCGGGAAGGGCATGAACTCTGCCTTCACCGATCCCGGTGCCTTGGGTCCCAGACGGATCCGGTCGACCGCTGCAGCGAAGCGGGGATCGTTTCGCCGCCAGTTCTCGTAGGTGGCCAGTGAACGGTCACACGCCACGATGGCGTCCTTGATCAGTTTGCCGTCCTGTAGGTAGGTGAGGAAGCGCTTCTTCGCGGCCTCCGGGGTGTCACCCGTCTTGCGACCGCCCTTACGGTTCTGCCCGTTGGGCTGTGCCATGCGTCACTCCAAGGTTGATGTGGGCAGCCGCCCTACGGCCCCACTCCTCGGGGTCCAGCCCGTGCACCCACTTGATCGGGATGTTCACGGGGCTCATGCGGAAGTTGTGCATCAGGAGCATGCAGGTCCGACAGAGGACACCCAGCACGCAGTCGAAGCACTCCGACCCCTTGTCGCAGGGTCGGTCGGGATCATGGTCCCGCTTGTAGTCGATCAGCCATTGCGCCCCGTGGTACGGCTTCGTTGCCGTGCCCGTCCCGCAGACCGCGCAATGGTGGTCCTGCACCCGGACCCATAGCCTGCGGATCTCGTTCCTGTCCTCGGTGGTCAGGACTGGTGCTGATTCCATGCTGCCCCCTCGTGTAACCGGCAACCGTCATCCTACAGGAGGAATCGTTGAGGCGGTGTCTCGGACATGAGGGGGACAGGGTGGAAACCTATCGCCGGACGAGAATGACGATCAGAGTGATCGTGACGATGATCGCGGTGTAGATGGCGAGAATCTGGTTCATGGGATCACCCCATCTCCTCCGATTGTGCGATTGTGAATCGGCGTGATGGAGCGACCCATGGTGGGTGACAGGATGCCTCGGCGGTCCAGTTCTGGACAGACCTCTGCGATAAGAACTAAGGACTTGGTAGTAGGTGTACTTGAGGTATCATCTCAGGGGAGCCAGAGGCTCCCTACAACACCATGGTAGTTGTTGTTGTGGTCAGGGCCGCAGGCCCTTCTACCTAACCAGTGGTGGCCTGCTTACCACTACGTGGCCGCAGGCCACTATGTAGTTGCTGTTTTTTTCGGTTGCACCTACAACACGCGTTTCCGTTTCCGGGTATTTGTCAAATAGTTGGAAGTCCTTACCTGCATCTTACCTTACTGTCCGTTGTGCCCCGAAATATCATAGAATTTTCGGAGGGGGTTATATACATACAACACGCGGGGCAGTCACAATGGTGGGGTCGCGGTCGCTGGAAAGTTGAAGGTTCAACTTCCTTTGTCCACAGGGTAGGTAGGTTAGGTAAGCCTTCCCTTACCTACCGGGAGGGAACTTGGTCTGAAGTTTTTGGTTGACCATTCAACTATAGGTGAGGCTACCCTTACTTATTGTCTACTATATGGATAGGAAAGGGCGGTTGAACGCTCAACAATCACGCTCGTGCTAGGTCGCTAGACTATCTAGCCATCCCACTAAGGTGACCCTAAGTGACGTGGATCACACTGGATCGGGGAACCTTTCGGAACTCTGGTGCGTCCAATCAGTACAGGCCAACGGAAAGGGATCACGCGCTAGGCTCAAGAAAGAGTCTCAGAAGGTGGAACCAAACCAGAGTCTGAAACGTCTAAGAATTGAGGGCAAGGGAAAGGGTTACCTGCAAGGATCCCACCAAAGGGTGGGGGAGTAAGGGAACCTGAACCGAACCTACTGCGTCAAAGTAGTATGACGGAACGCACCTACTAACGGAAGGTACGGCAATGACATCACCATTCGGTGGTGGCGGGACACCTAGGGATCTAGGTCGCGTACCTGCCAACCGAGCACCACGAGCGTATGCACTGGCCACGAATGATCGGTGGGGATTCGAGCCCGCTTACCAGTCACGTCCGACCCGCAAGCGTCATCCGGTGTCGTCCAACCGACCCGATCCCGCTCGTATGGCCGAACTGGATGCGGCGATTCGCGCCATGGCCGATGATCGTGAGCCCGTCCGGGTGACCGTGATCGACTACGCTGAAGAGCGCCATACTGCGGGCACGATCCGCATGGCAGACATGTAAGTTGACGGAACCAAACTACCCGCTGATACGTCTAAGTACTGAGAGGCTACAATGGAACTTCACAAGGATCTAGAGGGTCGCACGAGTCGCTACGTCAAGGATCCGGCGACATGGAACAACTACCGGATGGTGCTCACGCCCGATCAGGGCTTCCGTTCGGTGGAGTACGTGGCCGCGATGGAAGAGATGGACACCTTCAACCTTGACGGAACGTACGTCTGATGGAGGGCATGGCAGTCCTCGGACTGTTCTACCTGATAGGCGTGATCGTGACCGAGTACCGAGACATGACCAACCAACGAAAGGCAGACCGATGAGGACTGACTACCACGAGAACGTGGAGCACAAGATCCACCGCATCACCCGGACCAACCGCTGGAACGCCCGACACTACGTGGAGGCATGAGATGAATGACGACTACGGCTACGCTGGCGACTACCCCGATGGCACCCGCTACTACAAGTTGGAGTGCATTGACGTGGCACCCCCGTCCGAGTACTGGATCATTCGGATCGGTTCGCAGGATCACAAGTTGACCCGCACCGAGGCGCACTGCCTGATGGTCGAACTGCAGAGGGCCGGTGTCTGACATGGACGAGATCAATGCGGCGTGCTGCCTCTACCTGCGGCACCTGATCAGCACGGACGAGTTCCTCGATGCCTACTCGAAGATTGTGGATGGTGAGTAACATGACAGACTTCGTGAAAGACCATTACGAGGACCGAGTCCCCGTCATGCTGTCAAAGCATGAGGCGTACACCTTGCGCCATGCCCTGTACGAACTGTGGGAGGCCAACCGCGAGGTGGCCCCGGAGTACGCGGATCACGTGTTCGCGATGCGCGATCTCTTCGAGCACGTGGTGCATCCCTGATGGGCGGCGCACTGGTGGTCGTCCTCTGGCTGATCGCTGGGGGAGCGGCGACGGTAGCGATAGGCATGGCAGACTTGGCAACGATGAAGGTGGAGGACGACAATGGCTGAGATCAAGGTGACCTACAGGATGGACGACAACGAACTCTGGTCACGTATCTTCGGTGCAGCACCTGAGTCGTGGTCATGGTGGCGATCATGGACGTGGCTTGATGGCACTGACTGGAATAAGGCCGGACGCGTGAGACTGGGCATCGATGACCCCGACTACGGCGAGGGTGAGAAGGTGCTGCGTAGCGTGATCACGATGACTGAACTGGTCACTGCCATTGAGAAGGCACCGGCACACGTGCAGTGTGACCTGATCGGGGACAACATGGACGCTGACTCTGCCGACGTGATCCTGCAGATTGCCGTGCTGGGAGAGGTGATCTACGGATGAGCGTCATCCTGACGGGCTTCTATCGATGCACTGACTGCCAGAGATTGCACACGTACAGCCCCGGCTTTACGGTGGTGCACTGCGCATGCGGCGCGATCATCGACCAACTGACACGGAACCAAACGTAACCTGACAGCGTCCAACTACTGACCGACTACGATGGAGGACAACATGACCCGACCACTGAGCACGATTGCACGTGAGATCAAGGCCGATCCTGCCTACAAGAGTGCGGCATGGTGCGCCGATCCTTACGTGGATGCGATGCGCCAGATGGACAGCATCAAGGATCCGTACTTCGAGGACAGCGGGGAGAGCGTCGTGCTCTATGCACTGTCGAACCTGCAGTCATGGCGGGGGCCTAAGGCACGGGAGATCAAGGCCGAACTGAAGGGGATGCTCAAGTGATCGACGTGATAGCGGGCATGCTGATTGCCCTCTTCGTCGGGATCGTGTGCACCTTCGCTGCCTCACAAAACAATTACGACAACGGGTACTGCACTGCACTAGGTGGAACCCGTATCAATACGGGCATCTGCAACGTCGATGGAAAGGTGGTGACAATCAAGTGACAACGAAGACAACGCATCGCACCTACGTGCGGCGCATGGAGCGGCTGTTAGTCGATCCGATCACGGAGACCGAGCGTCTGGATGCCGAGGATTGGTATCGCAATGCCTACCTTCAGGCGCAGCGGATTGCCGAGTGGATTGAGGGCACCCCTGAGATGGGCGCGTGCATCCTCTCCGCTTTCAGTATCCGCACGTCGTGGGAACGAAACGTGATCGATGCATGGAACTTTGCGCATGGTGAGTACGTCCAAGGCTTAGAGATTCGACGGGCACTGGCAACGGCAAGCCTGACGGCAGGGTTCGATGCATTCAAGGCACCGAAGACGAACGCCTTCGCTCGTGCGATAGCGGGAGACACGGATGCCGTGGTCATCGATGTGTGGATGTGTCGTGCGGCAGGCATCAACCGTGATGCGCCGAGCGTCGTCCAGTACAGGAACATCGCTAAGGCCGTGGCAACACTGGCAAAGCGTCACGACATGGCACCGCGTGACATGCAGGCCCTGATCTGGGGCCGAGTACGTGGGAGCATGGTGTAACATGACACTGATATGCGCCGAATGCTTGATCGATGAGCCACACCGTGGCCACTACTACAACTGCTCGCACTGGGAAGATCCCGACGAGTGGAACCTGAACGTAACCGAGTACGTCTAACCTACAGAGAGCGAGAACAACATGACTACTTTCATCACCATCACGGACGATCCGATTGAGCCGACGGCAATCTCGTACGTCAGCACGCCCGCTGACAGCGACCCCGTAACGGTTCCCCGTAACGTCACCGATGCGGCCTTCCGTAATGGCCTGTCCATCCTCACCTCGTACGAGTACCAGAAGGATCTGACCTCCAAGTGGGACGCGGGATACAGCGCTGGCGTTGACAACCACAAGACCACGGTGCGGGAGGGCATCATCGAATACTTCCGCGACGTGCTGGGTGATTCGGAGTGGCGGGAGCAGGCGAACGGGCTGCTTGAGCACTTCGGGTACGACACCCTCACCAACAAGTGGCGCGTCACTGTCACCGATGATGAGTCGGGCGACACGGTGCTCGTTGTCGTGGTGGAGGCTGACGATGAGGACGCTGCCCGCGAGGACGTGGAGGGTGACCTTGAGCAGGGACAGGCGAACCTCACCCTGACGTGGAACTACGGCGGGGAGGGCGAGGTCGAAGAGGACAACGAGATCGAAGATGACAGCGATGCGTTCTTCGATGGTCGCGACCTGTCGTTCGATGTCGAAGCGGTCGAAGAGTAGGACCCACTGACTGGTGGGCGGGGATGGAGAAGTGCTAAGAGCCGCACGCTGGCCACGTCGATGGACCTCCCCGTCCACCACCTCAAAACCTATACATACCAACGACTTTGGAGGTACAGCATGGTGATCAATGATCCCACCTACATCTGTGATCGGTGTGGCTGGAAGCAGTTCAGTAAGGATCGCCCGACTGGGTGGGCTGACCTGAGTCATAGCAGCCCCGAGGGTTACGGAACCAACAACCTGTGTGCTGAGTGCTGGGGCGAGTTCGAGTGCTTCATGGAGGGCACCACCACGCTGCCAGTGAAGAGCAGGGACATGGCATGACCACGGTAGACAGACACACGTTTGTGTGTGACAGGTGCGGAACCGAAGAGGTATGGACTACGTCAAAGGCATGCCCCCTGATTCCTACCGGGTGGACACGAGTGCACCAGTACTTCGCCGCCCACTACAGCGGCCACAACTACAGGGATGCTGGCC